TTTTGAGGATCCCACTTCATTGGATCAACAGTAATAAATCTCTCGGGCAAATAAAGCACAGCCATGTCTGTTAACTCATTAGACCAAACAAGAGTAGCAATTCTCATTTCTTTGCCTTTGAATACTTGATACTTCGAGCCAATATGACCGTCTGTTACATGTTGCGCAGTAAAAACCATGTGAAGACCTTTATGGACGATATACGAACCACTTCCGTGCCCTCCACCAGAAGCAACTTTAACTGCGGCTTCTCTAACTTTCTTTTGTGCCATATTCATGGCTACGTCAGCATGTTCAACAGGTAAGGGAACTGCTGCTGTGTTTGTTGCTGCTTGTGAGTTTGATAATAGCGACAGCAACATCGCAAATATTAAAGGTAAGTGTTTCATGATATCTCCTATAAGCCACTATCACCGGTATCCGGTGCTGCTATATACCTATAACCAACTTCGACTAAATCACCACCAGACGGCACAATAGTGAAATAAACTGTGTTATCTGATGCTTGGTAGTACCAGTCGTAATTTAAAGAACCGTTGATGAAAACTCTAATAGAGTCCTCTTCTGCTTGGTGGGTTAATTTTATATTTTCTATTGGATCCAGTGAGCGTGTCGCATCAGTCACGCCCGGAGACCAATCAGAATCACAGATATCTACCACAACCCCACCAAAAGCATTTGTGGCTTCCATATATCTTTCTCCAACATCTAATGGACTAACAGCCCAACTGCATAACGAGGTACCAAATTCATGGTTTACGATGCTAGCCATAAATACCGACCCGCCTCGCAAAGAGCGGTACCAACTTACAAATTCCATTGCTAATGGATATCTAACATTGCTTTGCTCTTCTTCATCAGAAACAAACACAACTAACAAGCCAGCCTCTGGTCGCATCCAAGTTGAAGAGTAAGGATTGAGAACGATATATTGGAATACCGACTCAAAGCCTTCCTCTAACGCTCCATTTCCTAATGTAGACATCATATCTGCTGCATCGACTACATCGTCACCCGGAATAAGTGGAAACTCAGTACTTACAACAGAGTCTCTTGGATCGGCACTAATCATTACAAGGCGCCAGTCGCTTGTTGGAAGAGCCAATAACATCGCTTCAATACCGGCTAACAACTGCGAGTTATAAATATGCATAGAGCCTGAACGGTCAATAACCCATAAGATATCGATACCTTCAATAGAGTTATGTTGAGTAAATGAGTCAATCCAGATCTCGCCTTCGTTGACCGGAACCTCGACTTCTATATAAACTGGAACCTCAATCTCAACAACCGTTTCAACCGGAACTTCTACGGTTACTTCCACTTCTTTTATTTCGGATATAACTTTTTTCTCTTGACCGATTGAGTAGTCAGTGTAACAAGATAAGAATCCTAAAACAAATAAAAACACTCCCACATTTAACCCTCCTATGCAGTCTTACGACATAGTAAATATGTCGCTAGTCGCCTTCTCGACGAAGAAGAACGAAACTTAATAGGATCATATTACAAAGAGATAGTATTTCAAGATCATGGAGATTATTCATCGAACCCCATATCAGCATCCATATATTAGCAAAGAAAGCCGCCACAGCAATTGGAAACATGATTTTATTAAGCTTGTCCACTGTTGTAACTATTAGCTTGCAGAAAGAAGACGCAATCTAAACAAATAAGATCTCTCAACAGCAGAAGTTCGCAGGTTTAAAATATGACATACAGGGAACATAATCGTTTGTTTATCTTCCCGCGCAGGTCCCATTTTCAGTATGATGGCAGGTTCGGTATGAGGATGGTCGCCTATCAATACCAGATCACCGACATCAAACTTCGAAATTTTTTCCATATTTTTTCCTAAAATTATTTCAGCTTTTGCAAATCACTACTTGAGAAAAGGTCATACAAACCAACGACTATCGAGATCTTAAGACCATCTTCTTCCATTTGCAGAGTCATAGGCACCATATTATCCGACTCTTTAGTCCAGTGAATAATCCAAAAGTAAACATCATCGTCTTGCATGCTAATCCGCCGGACACGCTCTATCAGAATGCCGACATTATTAGAAGTAATATCAACGATCATATCGCCGGGTACTAACTTAATACGTTCTGACTCTTCGCGCAAGTTTGTTTGCATAGTTTCTTAAATATCATCCAATACGATAATAATCTCCGACTTGATTAAATTATGCAAGCCACCTTCCGACCAAAACATCTTGCCTTCTTTTGACGACAAAGTTTCCCACACCCATACTTTAAAAAAGTCGGGATTAATCTTAGCATACGACGGCGCTTCTAGTCCTTCGTATGACCAAAATCGTCGAACAAGTATGATAAAACTTTTATCGACGACATCGTACAATACCATGCCACTTCTGAGGTCCACATAGTAACTAGGTGTTGTCTACAGTTTAAGCCAACCTACACGACCAACAGCACACTCGCTGACGATCTTAATATCTACAGCATCGTCTAGCGTAATACCATTGCATTCAATAACTGGTGAGTGATTAAATGGCTGTAAGGGAACAGTGTCGCCCACGGTTTCGTAAGGAATGGGCAGCATTTCGGGCTTGGACACCACTTGCTCTCCGACTAGTCCCGCAGATGTTCCGGCTAATGCGCTCAGCGTTATTGCTATTACTTGCGTTTTAAACATTTTATATCTCCAACAGCGGTCTATACATAGTCCCGCGTGTTACTAAGTTACACTTTAATTCGGTCAATAATGTAAGGATGATGTACGGACATATCCTTGTATAGCTTTTTAAGAACTTTCTTGGTAATATCACCAATGTCGTCCTTGATGTCCTTTGACTTGATAGCTTTTGCTACTTCATCTTCGACCATTTTCTTAAGTTCTTTTGAAATCATGCGCTGGATTTCATCTTTGTCCGACTTAGTCAGTTCTTCAAGGATGATTTTGCGCAAATCTGACTTTTTGATTTTCATGTGTATAATTAGGTGCTAGGTGCCAAATAAGCCAATTTAAGGTTTATAGCTGCCGTAAAACTTCGCTTACCGGTTCTTAACCAATATATGTCGTACAACTCATTGCCGTACATAGTGTACACTGTGTCGATTATAATCCCAACATCGCCGTTCTTTGCGTCATCTTCTGTTAGCTTTGCTCTTACTGGGTAATAAAAGTACTCTACGTACTGAACCAAGTCACCTCTCAAGTAATATGAGTTTTTATTACTGTTGTTAGCCACATACTAACTATGCTCTAATCTGTAAAATTTTTAGGCGCGTAATTTTTGCCTGTGTGCCTTTTTAATCTCGATATGGTGTGTATCCACTGGCGTTCTTTAATTCCGCGGTGTGGGTACCTTAGCCACCAAATCTCGACCATATTCATGGACGGGTAGTCGGGTTCCTTTTCATTAGTGCCGTCAAAGAGGCGAATTATGATAGCTAGCCCACCATGGCAGTCGCATGTGACTAAATCCCCGACTGCAAAGTCATGGGCAGGTGCTTTTTCGAAGAACTCTTTGAGATGTGCCACGTAGTATATACGTGCTCAGGTTCTTATATCTCAAAATTTTTACCGGCGTAGATCGAACGTACTTAGCCACCACATCCAGCACACACCGAACATAGGGACATACATCCCGGTAGGGGGGTAGGGGGGTACCCCTAGCACCTCGTCAAGCAATTGTCAATCATTGACTGAACAGTTACTGTAACAGCCAAACCCTTTCTTTAATGCACACACGTAAACAAATAATACAATAGGAGTAAACGATAATATCATACATCCTTTATCTAATAGTCTTCCTACTCTTTCTCTCATGCTTCTCCTGCCTCTGTTAGTTCAAACATGTCTGGGTTTAATATTACAAATGCGTCTTCAATGTCTTGCTCATTTTGTGATAGCCAAGCACGTGCAGTCATTGGAACTGTTACAGATATTTCTTTTATGTTCTCGAAACTTTGGGACATGGCCGTGCGTGCTAGCAATCCGTGAAGGATAAGAGACTGCACGTCTATCCATATGTCTTCGACATCTGCCGGCAACCACTTGGAGAATCCAGCCACAGACCAGTCATAACAGTCAGTGTCTATTATTACATGCAGGATATCAATCTCTGTTGCTGATAACCTAACATCTCCTATTTTAATAAGTAATTCCATATATAGTGTCTCCCACTCTCTCTTATACGGGAATTCGCTAATCATTTGTATGCACACACACTATATGTAGTGTCTGCCCTGTTCATCAATACGCCATCACTAGCACAAATGCAGTCACAATTATGATAGCGCCAATGCCGTCAGATATGTTCATCATGCTCTATTCTCTCTTTATACTATCATAACACGCAAATCACGTGCCGTCAATGTATATTTGTATGCGACGATCGTGTCGCGTAAGGTGCTGGAATTGCTGGTCACATTCGCTGGACGTGAGTGCAGGTTGTAAGCGCATTATGCTGTCGCATGTAACTTACAGGTTGATAAAGAGTGGTAGAGACTACATACTAAGCCCCAACCACATCCCCATCACATTTTCTATCACATTATTAAAACAACCTACATCATTAACTCATATTACATGTGCACTATATTGCACCTACATCCACTGTAAGACACTATACTACTACTTTGCTATATAACTCTTGCACTACTGGTAATGCTATTGTCTGTAAACATTTAAGAGAGTTATTATATAAAATGTAATTGTCTCTCGTTATCTCTACCACTACACAGTAAGCACGTGTTCTGCTATTGTCTAATGCTTTTCTTTTTACTAAGTCTCCGACTTGAAACATACAGCCTCTATCGCTTGCAAACGCTTTTCGAGTGCTTTCTCTCGCCTTGACCCTGCAACCGCTGCCCATACAGCGCCAACAGTTCCAACACCTACTAACATACCACCAATAAACATACATCTACTCCTATTATTGTTTTGTTTCTACTTCTTCATCGAACTGTTTGATCATCTCAGATATATCAGCCACAGTTAAGGCTTTCTTATTTCTATGCTTGTTTTGCTCTCGGATCAATTTGTTGTACCGAGTCTTGTCGTATTTGTTTATGTGCAGGTTTTGTATTCCTATTGCCTCCAACTTTGCTTTGAATAGTTTTATATCTTTTAGTCTCGCGGAGTCTGCATCTACCTTGGAGTCCGCACGTGTTAATACTACTTCTCTACCAGTCAAGCGACCGTCAATAACTTCAACGATAGTCTGGGAGATGTAATATTTCATAAAATAAAAGGTGGGATCTTTGTTTATGCTCGCAGCCCTTTCGAGTCGTTGTCTTTATAGTGCAGCTTTATTGCTGCTAAGTTAGGAGGGTGGCTAGTCCTCTTTTAGCCGTTTATAGGGGGTCTTCATTATCTTGACCTCTCGCGCTTGGCGCTTTACGGGTTAGGTGTGTTATTATTAAATGTCCTCGCCAGCTTCAAGCGCAGCAAGATCAGCCTTCTCGGCATCAGTCAGATACTTAGCGTCCTTGCGCTTGAGAGACTTGGCGCTCATCTTAGTAGGGTTTGCATACTCGGCGTTGCAGCCATCAGCGAAAGATTGCGCCCAGTCGCGCTCAGGAAAGTCCATCACGGCTTGCTTGCCTTGCGTGGTCGAGTTGCGGAACACAACCCACATGCGTGGGCCAACTTGCTCGACGGTCCAGCCGGTGATCTGCTTGCGCGTTGGAGGCGCAGGCGCAGGCTTGTAGTCGCGAGAGGTTTGAATTTTGATTTGATCGATAGCGCGTTGCATAGATGAACTCCTTTCTTTCTATACTAATAATATAACATCGGAGAGGGTGGAAGTCAACAACTAAGTTGTCAAGAGAATGTCAGAGACTACTTGATCTCTTTGATGTTCATGGGCTGGATTGCGTTTGTTGGAAGCTCTACGAGCCGTGCCGCCTCATACATATCACGAGCCTTGACGATACGGGTTGCGCGTGGACGCATGGGCTCCAGAAGGTGGAAGGTGACGCGGAAGGTTTTGAGGGGCAGGTCTTGAGTGCGAAGCATTTGCTTTCTCCTTTCTATACATATAATATAACACAGGGGGCGGTGGATCGCAAGGGTTAAGTTGTCAAGAGAATGTCAAGCAACCACTTGCAAGTCGGACACGGAGCAGAAGCCAGTCTTTTGAGTGGAAGCCCAGAACACGCGAGCGATCTTGCCGTCAGCCAGAAGATCAACAACAAGCCCGTGGTTTGAGTTGTTGCGTCCTTGGATAAAGCCGACGTTAGTTACGATGCTTCCGAGTTTGATCATAGAACTATCTCCTTTCTATACTAATAATATAACACCCGCGAGGGTCAAAGTCAATGACTAAGTTGTCAAGGAAATGTCAGGAGGCGCTAACAAGTTCCAGCGTGTCTTGGTTTGCGCCGTATTGCTTTCCGCTAGACCACTGAACGAGCCATCGGACTTCAATCGGATCAATAAACTTAACGAGGACACCAACCGTTCCCCACCGATCCTTTACCAGATCACCGACTTTCATCTCAACAGCTTCTTTGGGTGCATAGTATATGGACACGCTTTTCTCCTTACTCTTATAATATAGCATCGGATGGGCTGTGGGTCAATAGTGATCTTGTTAAGAGAATGTCAGGCGATCTCGAACATCTTTTCATTGATATGCCGACACTTGCGACGGAAGGCAAAGCCTACGCAATTGCAACGCCAGATATGCCCATCAAAAGACACGCTATAGTTTTTACCTTTGCTCCCGATTACATTCCAAGTTTTTGCCTCTGTCTCGACAACTTCTCTGATCCTTGGCTTGTAGATCATATATTCGTCGATAGAACCAAGTGTAGCAGTCTCAGGCACCGCTACCCAGAACTGACCAGACACCGCCCACTTTTGGCCGTGACCATCAGTGTAAAGCATGGGCGGCATATGCACGATAACGGGAAGAGTGGTCATTCTATGCCTCTGCTGGAATGATGGTAGCGACGGAGAGAGTTGTAAAGGTATCGGCTTCTTGCGCAGTGAGCGTAGGATCATCGAGTGTGCCTTGCATCATGAGCGCCGTGATCAGTTGTTCGCAAACAACCATTGAGCGTTCCATGGGGCTGAGGCTGGACTCGTCGTCAGTGCGGATAAGAGGGATAGTGATCATGCTTTCTCCTTTCTATGCTTATAATATAGCACCGTTAAGTGCTCTCGTCAAGGTTTGAATTGTTAGGGACTTGTAAAGTGTTCCAGAAACATCTTGTGGATCTTTATGGGCTCGCTGGTTCCGAGCAAAAGCACGGAGAAAACTTCATAGCGGTACACGCCTCGCTCGTGAGAGTCAAGGACCAGCCCCACTCGGTCATCTGGCCAACCGTCCTCGTGTGTGCCGTCTGTGATCTTTACTAGATCTCCGGGCTTGAACTCGGACACTAGAACGGAACCTCATCACTCAGCGGCGATGACTCCCATACAAGCGGGTTCATTATCACGGGGCTAGATGCCGTGTGCTTTGCAAGGCAAACGTGCTGAGAGGTCGTCATTGATCTGAAGCCGCCAGCCGGAGCGGTGTAGTCTGCGAGCACCAGCACACCAGCAGGAGTGCGAGATCCGATCTTGAGGTCATAACTATACAAGTCAGTATAGCCGTCATCCCAAGCCACACTCTTCAAAGAAAGCGAGTGGTTACGGGCACTTACGCCCTTTGTCCAAGCGTCAATTACTCCGTCGTTATCAAGTCGAGGTCCAGTTGCAGGCATGAGTTTTCTCCTTTCTTGTTTATTAAATATAGCATCAAGAGTCTCCGAGATCAAGGCGAAGACTGTCAAGCACTTGTCAAACATCGATAGCAATAATTCGCTCGGTGGTGGAGAAGTAAGGACGTGCAGCGTATTGCTTCGTGGTCATCCACATGCGCTGGCACTTGGAAGCGACTGGCTTAGGAGCCATCAGATCCGTGAGAATAATGTGACCGTCGAAGTTGTGATCGTTGACGTACTTGGTTGGAGCGTTGAAGTCTGTACCACCAGTAAGAACACGCTCGGTCTTCTTGTTCTGACCTTTCTTCCACGTGTAGATCTTGTCCTCAGCGACCTCAGTATCGAAGGGGATCACGGTGAACTCTGCGATCTCAGCCAACTTGTTCAACTCAGAGAAGAACGCGGAGAGCATACCATCATCAACGGAGCCCGACTGATCGATGGAGATAGCGATCTTGGCGTGACGTCGGACGCGCTTGCCGGGATGGACCTTCGGAAACCGCTTGTTAAGGCGACGAGGAGTAGAACGCTTGTCGGCGCGTTGTGAGGTCTTGACGAAGTATCGAAGAACTTTACGCCAGTCAACCTTGGTCGCAACGCGCTCCATGATGTCTTGGCGCATGGAGTGTGAGACAGAGCCCCAATTGTTAGACTTCTCGGCTTCTTCGGCAGCCTTCTTGACCGCTTCCTTGAGGCGCTCCTTGGCGATCTCCTGCGTGGTGCCGTCTGCGCTTCCAAAGCCCTCGTGAGAGTCCATAGAATCCGCATCACCGAAGGGATCGCCGCCCTCGCCGTCTTGCTCCTGCTCGTCGCGCATCTTCTTGAGTGCTTCGAGATACCACTCGTAGGTCTTGAACGGAGGAAGATCCTTGAACATGCCCTCGCCGGGAATACAGGCCTTCATAGGCTCACCCTCGCCAACAACAGGACCGGGGTTAGTCTCGCTAGGAAGGTAGTCGGAGATGTGGCAGTTGATAGAGAGGTCCATCGCGATGTTATCAATGCGCTTGAGCCCATCGCCGGGAAGGCGACCAGTCACGTGCTCGAAGATCAGGTGATAGAACTCGTGCATCAGGATGCCTTGAAGGTGACGATCGGAGAGTGCGCCCATGAACTCAGGGTTGTAGAGCATCTCGAATTGACCACTATCAGGGTTGACGCGCACACCAGCAGTCGGAACGGCTGTGGAAGAGATCTTGTCGATGCGGCGTGAGAGCGCAGCGAAGAAGGGCTCACGCATAAGCAGGCGAGCGGTGTGCATGTTCAGGTTGAAGGGCTTGGCGGTCTTGTCGTCAGACATGTTCTTTCTCCTTACATATATAATATAGCATCATGGAGGGTGAAGGTCAAGGTTTAAGTTGTCAAGGAAATGTCAGGGGCGTTTATACCAAGCGCGTAAGCGAACTTCATCAATCCAACCTTGCTCTCTGTCAATGTGGAGTTTGAACCTGAATCTTTTGTTGGCTATGTCGCCATATTTGGTTTGTGATGTCTCCTCTTTGTCAAGAACGATCGCAGGCTTGCCGTCCCTGATAGCGAGCAGGAGATCACCAATTTTGATGTTATCAGTCCACGGCAGAGACAACGATCAGATCCTCCGCGAAGAAGCGCATGCGCTCATCAGTTTTAAGCCATCTAATTTCATAGTTTGTAACTCTGCTTTGGGGGTGCATAGACTTGTCGATGATCATGCCTAGCCCGTGCTTTCTAAAGAACTGAGTAGGCATATCACCCGGACCAGCAAGCCGACAGAGATCCCCTAACTCGGGTTCCCTGCCGACTGGCGGCAGCCTATGTTTCATCGGTGTTGCCGCCGAGGATCTCTACAAGGTGATCAGACACCCGACGACCCTCAGTAGTCTCAGCCTTGTGGAGCGCCACAACATTATCAATGTTGTCGGCATCACCGAGGACAGTCCACAACTTCATAGCGATCTCGGACGGAAGGCGAACGAAGTACTCAGCCAAGTTAGTGATCTGGTCCTCAGTCAAGTTCTCGGTGAAGACCTTGGCTGCCTCGAACTTCTCAATCATCGCGGCGTGGTCGTTGATACCCCACTTGTCAACCTTGTCGAACTCACCGTTATCAAGGATGTCCTCGATAGTCACCTGCCACTCGTACTTCTCAACGAAGTCGCGAAGGGATACAGCAGCCTCGAAGCCGACGAAGGCGGTAGCAAGGTTGAAGAGCAGGTCACGGCTACCATCCTCAGCGAAGACGTTAGCAGGCTCGGCAGTGCGGCAGAAGCGAGCCCACGAGCGACGTGAAGGGTAGACCTTGTTAGGCTCGAAGTCACCCTCGTGCTCAAGGTGCTTACGGTTGTGGTTAATGAAGTCCCAAACGATAGACGGGATACGATCGTTTGCCCACTTGAGCCAGTCCTCGATCGAAGGCTCGACATCGAACACGGTCCAGCGGTCAAGCTCGGCTGGGTCCATCTCACCAACTTGGTACTGAGCGCCGTGCTCACCACCGTTGACGGCAGCCACCACGAGAGTCTCGGGGTGAAGGTGCCAGCCGTTGATCTTGCGAGAGTCAGTCAACTCGAAAAGACCTTGACGGACCTCTGGCGTAGCGCGGTCAACTTCGTCGAGGAAGAGCATTACCGGTTGCTCACAAGCGGTCACAAGCCAGTCAGGGGCGTTCCATGTGGTAGCCTTGCGAC